ATTGTATTGCGTTTTTATACGATTGTTATAGCAATGCTATGCGATAGCTATTAATGTTGCGTTTCTGCAACATGTTGTATTTAAGCAACAAAAAAAAGGGCAGCCCCAATGAGAAAAGACCACCCTTTAAACTACATTAACAATATTACCTTCGCATTTGCAAGTCAGGGCGCATGTAATCTAAATCATAATCACCAAAACCAGCTATCTGATACGCACGTAATGGCGGTATAACCTGCCATTTGCTTACAGCAGGGTGGCTTATGCCAAGCATACGGGCTAAATTACGCCCACCATACTTTGACACTACCTCTACCTTGCGTTCTTTTGCTAGTTCGTAATCTTTTTTCATGGCTCTTTCACTTGTTATGAATAACATAATAAGCAAAACCTTAACGTATGTCAACACGCTTGACATTTATATTAACGTAAGTTACCATGTGCTTTCCAATAGTAAATATACAAAAAGGAGTAGATATGACAACAATCATAGCCACAATGGGTAGCAGCGAAAGCCGTTATCCTGATGTATCAGTTGGGGTACACAAAGCAAGATGTGTAAAGGTCATTGATCTTGGCACACAACAAAACGACTATCAGGGTGAAATCACATGGAAGCGTCAATGTATGCTGATATGGGAAGTGCCTACTGAGGTCAACAGCAATGGTGAACCGCTTACAATTAGTAAGTTTTACACACTATCACTGCATGAGAAATCTAACTTAGGTGCAGACCTGACCGCTTGGCGTGGCAGGGCATTCACTGAAACAGAAAAGCAAGGTTTTGATATATCAAAATTAGCTGGTGTTCCATGCATGATTAACGTTGTTGAAGGAAAGAATGGTAGGCCACGTATTAGCACCATCATGCCGTTACCGAAAGGTGATGTCATGCCTGAACAATACCACTCAACTACAATCTTTAGCGTAGAAGACTACCAAAAAGGTAATCGTGATGCGTTTAACCAGCTTGCAGATGGTATACGTGCAATCATTCTTAGGTCATCCGAACTGGCAGATAGTCAGGACATGGGTGATGAACACAATGGTGCGTCAGACATCAAGTTAGATGATGACGAAACTGTGCCATTTTAGGGGAATGTTATGAAGATAACTAATCTACAAAACCTACCTGATGCTATTGTACGTGCCGTTACTAATGACCCGTATGATGGACAAGGTAGCGATATATCTGCAACACGTTTATTGCAGCCGCCACGTATCAATGCTTTAACCAAGCGACACTACAATGAATTGGAAGAAGATGTAGCTGATAGAATACACAGTCTTGTGGGTCAGTCAGTGCATCACATTATTGAACGTGCAGCTATGGACACTGAAGACGTTGTTGAAGAACGTTTGTTTGTAAACAACGATGCTACTAACGGATGGACATTGTCAGGTCAGTTTGATTATCTGTCAAAAGATGGTCAGCTAATTGATTTCAAGACTACATCTGCATGGTCAGCACTTGATGCGTTACAGAACGGCAAAGGTGAATGGGAAGCACAGCTAAACATTCTTGATTGGTTGATTAGGAACACCAAAGAACCTGTCAAACACAAGGTAAAATCATTGTCTATCTGTGCCATTCTACGTGATTGGTCAAAGCTAAAAGCATTGCAATCAGACAACTATCCTAAACATCAGGTAGTAATGATACCCGTAACTAGATGGTCTGCTGAAGATCAGAATGAATACATTGTTAATCGTATTGCATTACATCAAGCAGCAGCAGAAGTAGAAGAACCGCCTATCTGTACACCTGAAGAAAGATGGAACAAGCCTGACTTATACGCTGTTATGAAAGACGGGCGTAAATCTGCTGTAAGGTTGCTTCCTACAATGGAAGAAGCTAAACAATGGATAAAGGACAATAATCTTTCTGAAGGGAAAGGTGTCAAAATTGTTCTAAGAAAAGGTGAAGACACACGTTGCGCACATTATTGTGCTGTACGTGATTACTGTTCACACTGGACAAAGGTATCGTTCTAATGAGTAATGCGCCTATCTTTACACGTGACCCACTAGTAGCCAACGTGCTTACTAAGATGGCTAAACGTGCTGAAGATGGGCGCAAAACTTATGGCGATACAATGGAACAAGCAACTAAACCATTTGATAAATGGATTGAAGATACGCAAGAAGAACTGATGGATGCAGTTGTGTATCTTGAAAAGGTAAAGCAAGACTACCTTACAGCATTAACAAAAGTTAAAAAATCTAAATAAAATAAACACCTAGCATTATATTTTAAATATGGTATTATTATGCTATGGCGCAGCGTGGTAGACCAAAAAAAATTATTAGTGAACAGCCCATGAAATTGGCTGATGACACTATCCATGTCAAATTGGATAGCATCCAAGCTGTCCTTAATAAAAATCAGAAAGACATTGAAGAACTAAAGCACCAAGTGTCTATGGGCAAAGGTGGTATCAAAGCTATCTTTATCGTAGGCGCACTCATAGCAGCTATCGGTACTTTACTAGGTATATTTCCAAAAGGGGGTTAGTTATGGCTTTTCCATTGCTGGGATTGATAGGTGGCCTATTTAAAAACCCAATCGTCAATGCAGTGGCAGACGCTACAATTGGCGCAGTCAAACATAACCTAGAAAAGAAAAAAATTATTCGTGCTGCTGAAATTGAAGCAGCCAAAGCTGTTGATGTCGCAAAGATACAGGCAGATATGACTGTGCAAACTGCACAAGTCAACGCATCTTCATCGTCATGGAAAGACGAATGGCTTACCCTCGTTTTTTCAGGAATACTTGTGGCACATTTCGTGCCTTACTCACAGCCACACATGCAAGCTGGATGGGAAATGTTAGGCAATGCACCTGATATGTTTTGGTACATAGTGCTTGCTATTGTTTCAGGTTCATTCGGTATCAATGCCATGACAAAGTTTAAGAAGTAACATGTTATGGCTGACCCAATCAGTATTGCGTTAGCCAGCTTTTCAGCAATCAAGGCTGGCGTAGCTGCTGGCAAAGAAATTCAATCACTTGCAAAGGACATAGGTTCACTGTGGGATAGCATTGATGCTGTCAAATCAAACCACAATAAGAAAAAGAACCAGCCGTTCCGCACTGTGAATGAAGAAGCAATGGAAACCTTCATTGCTAAAAAACAAGCAGAAGATTTAGAAAACCAACTACGTGAGATAATCATATACACACGTGGTTTAAACGCATGGCAAGAACTTATTAGGTTAAGAGTACAGATCAAGAAGGATAGAGAAAATGCCCGTATAAAGGCCATACAAGCCCGTAGAGAGCTATTAGAGGGCATTGGTATATCTGTACTGCTTGTGGCTGTACTGTGTACTGTGGCTGTTATAGGCTACTTTATATGGAAAAAGTCTAATATTGTGCTATGAATAAGAAAGGATAAGATATGGCAGGTAAAAGAAAGGGATTGTATTACAACATTAATCAACGAAAGAAGAAAGGCATCAGCCGTAGTAAGAGTGACAGCACTATATCTGATGACAACTATCGGAACATGAAAAAAGGGTTTCCGAAAATAGGAAGGAAATAACATGGATGAAGATTACAAATCGCCAAGCGAAAGGGAAGAATGGCAACCACTAATGGAACGCATCAAGCACCATGAAGGGTTTAGGGATACTGTATATGCAGATAGCTTGGGCAAAGCTACTATTGGTTATGGTCACCTGATTACAGACCAAGATAACTACCAAGAAGGTGTGCAGTACAGCAAAGAACTACTTGATAAACAGTTTGATGTAGACTTTGACAAAGCATTCTTACAGGCAGCAGAACTAATGGATGGTTATGCTTTGCCTTCTACAGCGCAAGAAGTCATTATTGAAATGGTGTTTCAGCTAGGTATAGGTGGTGTAGGTAAATTCAAAAAGATGTGGCTTGCACTAAAAGAACACGATTTTATTGAAGCATCCGATCAAATGATGGACAGCAGGTGGCATGAACAAACTACAAAACGTTGTGAAGAATTAGCCGACAGAATGGCTAGTTGTAGTTTTGCGTAACTTAAACTCTTTGCATTCAAACTTGATTGCTATTCTTTCAAGGTCTGTATTTTCAAGCTGCATAAAAGTTTTATAAGACTGCATGTAACCAACACGTACACAGTCTGACCACCTATCAAATTCGTAGGGGGGAATGGTTACTGAATTGCACACAGGTTCACCTATGAATGTGCAGATGTGTAATAACAATACCCACTTACTTATCATCTATTATCTCAATTAGATGTAGTCTGCCATCACTGTGCTGACCTATCTTACCTGTTACTTCACCGCATACCCAACGTACATTTGGGCTGTTACGTTCTGCTTTTCTTTTTGTTTCTAAACATTGACTAAACCCGTTTTCCATTAATGTGTGTTCCAATGGTGCATCAGGGCTGGCGGTTGTGAACAAACACAACGCAACCACAGTCTTAATGATTTCCATTCTGATACTTCATTTCCCTATTGCTATCTTTTAATTTCTCTACATCTTCTTGCAGCTTCTTAACTTGGGTCTGCAAAAACTCTATGTTTACTTTATTATGCATCCCTTCTTCCTGTGTTTCTTTGATCTTATCTATATCTTTGAATGCATTTTCGATAAGCATGAACTGTTCACTATCTGCTGGCAATGCGCCAAGCAAACCTCTAGGCCACTTAATCCTAAATTCTGTGTTAAGTTCTAAATCTTTTTCCATGATTTCTAGGCGTGTCTTGTGGTCATTGATTTTTTCAATAATACCAAAGTAAGCCCACACAGCTATGGCTGTGCCAGCTACTAGACCTAGTAGGTTCTTTAATGGAAGGGAAAGGTTAGTGTCTTCACTTACCCTAATGTCGTCTGACTTTGCCATACAACTTTGCCCACATTTGTTTTACCTTTACACGTAAATCAGTGGCAATAATTGTAATTCGTACCCCATGACGATCATTGATAACGTAACCGCATACAAGACCAATTAGAAATACCAGTGTGTAATCCATGTTACGCCTGACTTTCTGACCACGATACCCTTGCAGATATAGTGAATGGGTTAGATGTGCTAACAGTTGACGGGTCTTCTGTTAGTCTTGCGACAACAGTAAGAATGTCAGGCCCATCAGGGTACGTGTTGTTACCACCCATGATAGCGTTACCAAGTGTTGCCACTTCACCTAACGTTTCGTTTGTTAACACTGGTTGTCTGCCTGATGTACCTGTACCACCCTGCGCTCTAAATTTGTATACATCTAAACCACCTGAAATCTCATCATTACTTGCGTGATACACAAGCTGTGACAATGATGGGTTTTGAACACCTGACCATGATGTATTGTTAATAGCACCATTTAGCCTTAACGATACTTCACAAGCATGTGTACTTAGTACGCCTACAGAATTAAGAATAAGCTGCATTCTATTAATTACTTCACGCTCACCTAGATCACCAATAGTGTTTGTGTCTACTGATGGCGACAATCTGATTGATACAATTGGCACATCAACATTAACAGGCTGACCTGTAGACGCTAGTGTAATTGTATATGTACTGTTCGTACCTGTTGTGCCTGATGGGTTACGATCAATAACAAGCAAATCACGTAGAACTTGATTGTTATAACTGTATCCACGTGAGTTTAATATGTCAGGTTGATACGGCTGTCTTGAAAATCTGCTGTCACGTGGGTTATCAAGCTGTGTATTTGCTTGCAAGTTTGCACCTGATATAGCCATGTTTTCTGCAAACTGTGTATACAATGCAGACTGTCCATTTAGTTCCAAAGCGTAACCAATAGAACGTAATCTGTTATCTTTCAGTCCATAATAGAAACCATTGTACTGCGCTGCTGCTGATGCAGTTTGTGACGCTGAACCTGTAAGCTGTGCTTCGTTTGATGAAGCTGTAAACACGTATGCTTTGTCATCATCAAACCTACCATCCATAATAACTGATGTACCCCAATGTGCTAGGGCTGGTACGTATGTAGGCTTACCAATGTTCTGTATATCATAACGTGCAGGTATGTTACCTGAACGCATGTACGCTTCAGTTTCTAAGTTGTTGTGAACAAATGCGTGTACATATTGCACATCACCATCTTGGTCTTTGAAACCAAATCTAATCTTACCTGCGCCATACCATGAGTAATCAATGTAAGCCATTTGGATAGTGTGTATATCTAGTACGTATCCTGTTGGGCCTGTGCCATCTGCCGTGTCAATGTTCCAATCTGCTTGGTTGACTTTGATGTTTTCTGTCAATGTCATCACAATGTTAGACGCTGTTGCACCTCTATAACTAGGCGCAACGTTTAGCAATGTGTCGCTGTCAATTTTGGTAACTAAGTATGACTGTCCACGTAATACAATATAGTCACCTACACTAACTTGAGAGAGGAATTTTGTATTGTTGCCGACAACGTCACCTTGACCAAACGTTGCTGTACATGAGCCTGATAGCTGCTTAATAGATTTACGTCTGCAACATTTCAGATTTTGTCCATCATATTCAAAGAACATACCATTCTGATCGTCAAACAAACCACATCGTAAATTACTGTTTGACCATGTATTTACATGATAATAACCAAACCCACCTGTTGATTGCGCAGTGTTTGGAAAGCTGCTTAACAAGATACGGAATGAGTAATCATCTTCAATATTATCTACAGTGTGTACGCCATTGAAATAATCTGTACCTGACACAGACGGAACATCGTGAATTGTAATAGGTAAATTTTTAGTTAATCTGTGTGGGAATTTTGTGTACACGTATGCGTAAGCGTTTGAACCTGTTGTGGTAATACGCTCAATCTGAACAGTTGGGCTGAAGTTAACAGCAAACGATACCTGTATACCTTTACCTGATTGGTAACGGAAATACTTACGTGTCTGTCTAATCATCTGACTGTCAGGATTAGATGATGGTATTAATTCTACACCACCATCAAAAGGTCTGTGTAATGCAAAGCCATCAGCACGTAGCAACAATGATGTACCAACAGAATAATTAACACCTGTTAATGCTTGCGTACTTTCTTCTGATAATTGAATACGGCTAGTAGATAGAACGGCAGCAATGTCTTTTTCAATTGTATTACCAATACCGCTAATCTTTTTAAGTTCTTCGCCTACACCTGTACCACTTACATCTACTTTATTTGAACCTGCTATTGCGTCTGCATTAGTTGGGTGCAATGTAACTATTGTAGTGTTTACAGTTTTGACATAGTACAACCTACCACTAGACACACCTGTTCTTGCTGTATCAGCATTGTAAATAACAATGTCACCATCGGTAAATCCATGTGATGTGCTTGTAGTAAATTGATCGGTAGTATTGTCTACACTAGATACTGTTCTAACAATGTGTGTTTCAGGGTCATACAATGACACTGTATCACCTGTCTTAAAGAACGATGTAAAGTTAGTATCTAAACCATTTAAGAATACGCTTTCATTATCAATAGATACTGTACCTTGACCTAACACTTCACCAATAATGTTATTGGTAGACAATGTAGCAAGACCTACGCCTTGTGCTGTAAGTGAAATATACGTACCGCCTTCTGCATCTGACAAACTTGCAGATAGTCTAATCCAGTTTTGCGATACCCTGATTACATAATAAACTGTGCCTGATGTTAAACCGCCTGTTGGTGTTGCACCTGCTGTGTAAGTAACAGAATAACCAGTACGGAAAAAGTGGTCAGGTATACGAATAGCATCTTGCTCAATCCACACTGCTGCTTGTGGGTCAAAGTTAATGTTACGTGTAGGTATTTGTCCTGATGCTTGCAGCGTAAATGAAGTAGGTGTCAAAGTATCTTTGATGTTATAAACACCATCTGATGCACCATCTACGTTTGCAGTTAGTTTTTGTGTTCCTGTGCCTACGCTTGTCAAATCAACAACGTCAGTTTTTCTTAGACGGCCTACGCCTGAATAAGTTTGACCAAATCTAATTCTGTCAGGCCATGCAGTGTTACCTTGCGCACCTGCTAATGTACGATACAAATAAAAATAATTAGTGTTAATTATTCTAATGTAATAAAAAGCACCATTACGTAAACCTGCTGGGGCTATACCACTTTGAACTGTGTATTGAACCCTGTCACCAGTGCTAAATCCATGTGATGTTCTACGAATGTAATCGTAGTTATAAATGTAACCTGTAGTTTGTGAACCACCTGTGTTATGCCTAAACGTAATATCTGCACCGCTATAACCTGTTTGGCTTGTAGCAAGTTGCAGATCATTTTCTGTAGCGTTTGCAACGTAATAGGTTTGTGAATTCGATAGGCCACCAATCGTTGTATTACCTTCATTGGTATACAAGACTGCATCGCCATCGCTCAGACCATGCCCCTGTGTTGTTGTCGTAGGTGCTGGTGTGTTCGCAGTACCACCCATTCCACTATGTACACTACAATAGTAATACAAAGTAGGCGCACCACTTGCCACTACAATTTCAACTTTTGCCCCTGCTGTCCCCTGCGTACCTGTTACAGTTACACCTGTTGTGTATTCTGTCCCCGAATTGTGAGTGCCGTCTGAGGTAGTGCTAAACTTAAATGGGTGACCCCCTGCGCTTGGGGCTGAAAGATCAAATGTATAAGTTGAACCTTCACGTAATGTTAATGTTTGTGCTTCCTGACCATTAATATAAAACGCATTAGCATTTGGGTCAGAACTTTTTGGCTCTACTGTAACGTTGTAAGTTACTGCTTCAGGTGCTTGAGTTATTGTTTGTTGTGCATTGACAGTGTCAGAACCATCAACGTATGTGTAACCCGTAAAGTCTACAGTAGCACTTGTGCTGCCTTGTGACGTAAGGTTAACTAAACTACTGCTTGTGTAATATTGAAATCTAATTCTGTTGGCGTTTACTACGTGTGCTTTGTAGTAATTGTTACGTGACAAACCGCTAGGCACACTTGTAGATGAAGAACCAAACCTAATCAAATCACCTGTAGTTAGGCCATGATTAGCGTACCAAATACTGTTTGCATCAGGGTTTTCTTCAATCAAGATCATACCACCATTTACTGTGGTACTGCTGATGTTTCTAATTGACCCTGCTGAGTTATTGAACTGCATGTATGTTTGACCATTTACAGTTCTTGGGTTACGTGGGAACATAATTTGCCCTGACGTAACAGTATAACTAGCCAGTGCATCACTATCGTTCATATATGATAGACCACCTGTAGTGGTGTAGGTCATCATTAATGCTTGATTTGGATTAGTATAAACTAATGGAACAATTGTATTGAAACGTAATTCTTCTTGTGAAGAACTTGTAAACGCTTGAATAGGGTCAAATGCTGTAACAAAACATGAACGTGATACATTGTTAGTTGAGCCATGATTACTTAGATTTACCCTGCTGCCATTCAAAGATGTAGAAAGATAAATAGTGTTGGCATCTACAACATTTACATAATAAGGTCTTGTGTCAGTCAATCCACCAATTGCACCATTACCATCACCATGTAAATAAACAACGTATTGGTCATCAGTAAACCCATGTGGGCTATCGTTAAACCTAATAGTTTCTACACCACCTGCTGTGTTAACAGTGATTGTAGAATTACCACCTGTACCTTGCATGAACCATTTAACAATCAATCCATTTGAAGGGTCATGTATTGGTCGCCAGTTATGAGTATCAACTGCACCATAAGACCATACATTAACTTCACCAGTAGCAGCGTCAACTGTTGTTGATTTGCCTTGATTAGTAAAATTTGTATGTTCTACTGTTGTACTATCAAAATTAACAACTTTTTGTCCTACAGAATTTGTAAGGAAAAATGATGTTTCTTCTGCAAACCCTAGTGGGTAATCAGTAGTAACTGTTAGCGTAGATGGGTTTGCATTGTCTGTAACAATACCATCTAGGTTTGCTAGTTTGAATTCTGTACCTTGATAGATAGAGCCTAAAAAAATCTGTGTATAAGTTTCTTTAATGTTCTGCGTTGTTGGCATTTTTGCCTTTGCAGAATATTGAAATGTCGTTGTATTAATAACTTTAGTAACAACAAATCCACCATTTGCTGTTGAACGTGCAGTACCTTGAACAATGATTGGGTTACCTTGCACAAGACCATGATCTATTGTTGTAACAACAGTGATAAGGTTACTGTCTTGCGTAGTTGTAATAGTATTAATATCTAAATCTTGGTCACCATTACGGCTAAAGAACGTTGGAATGTTCTTAATTAGTTCTAGCGTTTCCCATTTTGTAGACTGCAAACCATATTCAAAGTCAGTATCAATAAGGTTTTCAGGTTGAGAAACACGAAACTTAGATACAGGGTCAGTGTATGTTTTGTCAGGTATAAATGATGTGCTATCTTTTTCTTGGAAAATTTGCAGTGTATCAAGTACAGCAGTACCCGATATTGTTGCGCTTGTAATACCACCACTACCATCTACTGATGCCACAGTAATAGTTGCATCATTAACAGAAGTTCCAAAAAGCTGTGAGCCAACAATAGTAATTGTTTCGTTAGCTATATAACCTGAACCTGCATTAGTAATGGATACGCTGTAGCTTGCATTAGGATTTCGTGTGACAGTAAATGTAGCATCTACACCTGCTCCACTATATCCTGATTGAGTTGGGTTAGTGTGTACACCTTGTGATGTGGTGTCGTAGTCTAAAATAATAGTAGTTGTTTTTGCATTAGCATCAATTGTGTAAGCAGATGCACCACGTGTGTTATCAGCAAACGTATAAATGATTTCGTTATACGTAACGTTAGTAATCATCAACATTCGTTCAATGTTGATAATCTCAGGGATTACAACAGTCCTTGCTGAAGCATCAAACGTATATTTATGTACTAACTTTTTTGACATATCTCACCTTTCATCATCCTAGTGCAATCGCAAATGCAATGGCATTAGACGATATTTGCAATTTTTCATTGCCACCACTGTTTTGTACCACAAGATTAATTCCTAAACCACCTTCAAGTTTATCATTTAATGTATTAGCATTGGTATCAGAAGTTGTAACTTTTACTACGCCACCCCCTGATGAAGCTGCTGCTGATGCTGCTGAATTTGCTGCTGCAATAGCACTAGCGTCTGCTTCACTCGCTTTTGTTGTTGCAATTCCAGCTTGTGATGTCGCTGTGTTAGCTGATGATTGCGCTATCCCACGATCTGTTGCGGCATCTGTAGCTGAATTAGCAGCATTCTGTGCTTGTGTGGCAGCAGTTGCAGCGTCAATAGTAGTTTGCGCTTCACTTGCTGCTGCTGCTGCCGCACTCGCTGCTGCTGCTGAGGCAGATGTACTGGCTGCTGCGGCATCTACAATCAATGCCCACTTAGCAATGTCAACGTTACCCGATAACGGCACTGCCCCTGATGATGTGTGTGCTGTCAGACACAGATAAATGTTGTCGTTGTTTGTGTCTTTAACAATATCACGCTGACCATAATTTGTGCCAGCAGCCCAATTCCCTTTGTAATCCCCTAGTGTTTGTGCAATTGACAGTTCACCTGCCGCATCAAACGCTAGAACTTTACCTGCACGATTAGTAGCATCCACAGTAAATTCTGTAGATGTCATACTGTTTGTTCGTGAAATCTTTATAGAACGATTAACAGCTTCTTGCAATTCTTGTGCAATGACGATTGATCTATCAAACGCACCCTCTACACTGTCTGCTGTAAACGGGTCATTTTCAACTAAGTCTAATGTTTGTGTTTGTGTAGTTGCTCTACGTAACGTAACTTTTTCAGTGCTGCTTGGTGCAGACACAAATGTAACGTTACCGCCAGTAGCTTCACCTACACCACTGACAGTGTAATCTGTAGAAATCGTTTTGACAGTTTCAGCACCATTAGCATCTCTAACAATTACTTCAATATCAGCTTGGTCTAGTACCTTGTAATTATAAGGAAAGACAACCTGATTGCCGTCACCATCATAACTATTCTTTATTATTGTAGTAGATATAGTCATAATCTTCCCCTAGTTTACCATTAAAATTAAGAATTTAGAAGAATAAATTTTACTCATTGTCTTCAATCCTATCTGCTGGTGACAAAATCTCAAGGTCTTTAGGAAACTTGCCTGTATCTCTATCATCTATCAATCGCACGATTTCTTGATAAATCAGCAGTTTTCTTTTCCTGTCATTTGTCATCATGTACATGCTCAACAGTTCTGTGCCACCTAGTTCACGTATAATCATACCCTTGAATGAAGGGTCATTTTTTAGGTTGCCATCAAATTTTAGTGCAAACGCTTCTTCTTCTTCTTTGGTAAGTTCATGCGCTCTACCCGAAAAGATTTTGTTAGCTGCTGCGTCTGCTGCAACCTTTATTCTTGCGTCAAACTTATCATACGTCTGTAATTCTGTTTTGAACCGATTTGAATTACCTGCTGGTGTTTCACCAATTTTAACAAAATTTTGTATAAATGGCCCTACAAGTGGGGTGTTAAAGATTTCAGCAAGACCTTCATACACTTCATTTACATCGTCTGATTTCCAAGTATACAACGTGCTACCGCCATAATTGTTCCACAGGTATCTAAACTTTTCTTTAGTTGTGTAATGATTGTCTGCTTTCCAAACATCTTCATCTATAGCGTATTCACCTGTCCAACTGCTAATTGGGTTTTCGCCATGTATAAACATTTTACCTACATCTAACATCAATTCAGCAGCAGGGTTTGGTGACAATGCTGTGTTTTCAAGAAATGTAGACATTACATCGTTAGGGTGATCGCCTACTATTTTGTTAAAACCACGATACCAAATGTTGTTAATAATACGTGCGTTTTCATCTTGTGGAATACGCAAATACACAGGTTGTTTGTTTCCTGTAGCTGGGTTTTCCCACCACATTAAAGGTATTACAATGTAGTTTGCTTTGTCGTATTCAGAAATGCCATCATAAAATGCTTTACCAAAAGCAAGGTACGGGGTCATTTCTAAAAATTTTTGCAGCACTTTAGGTGTTAGTTCGTAACCTAAATACTTTAGACCAACTGCACTTGGGTCTTCTCTAAACCTAACATAGTCACGCCTAATACCTTCTTTCATTGCATTGTAGAAAATGAGAAAGTTATTAGTAATCAAATGGTATTCTGACGTTCTTAAAAATGCAGGTGAACCAACGTCTTGCTGTATACGTAACATAAGTTCACGTTCACTCATGTTAAGTTTACCGCTTTTGATAGCCGCTTTCATTGAAGTGTATGCACCAATCTTAGGCATACGATCACCTGCACGTGCTGTACCGCCTAGATAATCACCGATTGGCCCTATGTGTTTCATAAACCAGTTTCGATACTTATGTCTGCTTCCAAACTCAAGCATCATAGTTTCAATCAACGCTTGGTCACGTGATATGTAACCTTTTTCCACAGCATCCCTAATAGATGCTTCGCCAGCTTTTGTTTGATAACCTTCTTTAGTAGATAATAAGAAACCATTTCGTTCCATGTAGTTAACAATTTCAGGCTTTGTCTTACCAAAAACACCTTTGAATGCTGGTGTAGCTGCTGCAAGTATTGAATACACCATTGCTTCTTTAGGATTGCTAAACCCTTTAGCATCTATTTTTGATAGATATGCAGCACCTTGTACGTTACGTACTGTGGCTTCAATATCACGCACAAGGTTCTTAGCCCAAAAACGTGGGTTATATTCTGTAAAGATACCTCTAAAAATATCGTTACCAATTTGTGCAGTTTTCAGAACAATGTTGTTGCCATTGACTGAACCACCTGCAAATGCTTTTGCTGCAAACTTATTTATGTGCCAGTATTCTTGTTTTCCAAGACGCATGACTGATACTGTTGTCATACCAGCAGGTGCAGGTTCTACCTTACCTTTACCAATCATTTTGGCTTTTTCAATAATTCTGTCTTTCTGACCTACTTCTTTTACATCAAAAGTTTCTAGCCAACTTTTGTTTTTTTGCATCCATTGTATTGCTGTTAGCTTTGCCCTGTTCATATTCATGGCATTGATTAACAACAAATCTTTTTGGACAGTAGACAGCAAAGGGTCTGCAATAGGCTCTAATGAACCTTTTGTTTGCATAATCTTTGGTATAGCCATTTGTTTTACGCCATACTTGTCTACACGATTTAGCAGTGATCTAAGATTGTTAAAGTTGATATATTCAACGTTGTTTAACAATTCTCTAACTTGCTGTCTGCTAAACATCAGGCTTGATTTAATCAACTCGCCCATCAAATCATTACGAATTGCATAAAACTGTTCAGCAGCTACATCAAGTTCAGGATTTGTACGTTTGAATTCTTTGTACAATTCCATAACTGAACGCCCACCCTCAATCTCATTTCTGATGATTGTGCCATCAGGGTCTATTTTTCTAAGTTCAGACCACAGACCTAACGGGTTTGCTTTACCTGCACGTTGCTTACTAAATGCTAAGTTTCGTAGAATTAGCATAATTGACAACGCTTCTACTGGTTGTCTTGTATTCGTTTTACCTATGTTTCCGTCTTCTAAATTACGCATAAGGTTGGTCATTTTGGACATGTATTGTTCCATGAAACCACCCTGATAACGCCATTTCTCTAACCTGTAGTTAAGATTTAACGTATCATTGTCGTACCAACGCCCATTGCCAAACTTAAAGATACCCCCTTCAGGGCCTTGCAAACGTCTATAGAACCAACCAAAGTTGTCAATAAACTGAATATTAAAATTATCTACACCATTTTCTTTGTATGCGTTTTGGAAAGCATCAGCTACTTGCTGGTTGCCTTTTTTAACCATATTCATCATGGCTTCGTAGACTTCACCAAATCGTGCTGATTTACCTGCAACCATTTTGAAGTGGATAGCATCAAACGCATCTTTGATTTCAGGCCGTCTACTCATGTATTGCATAAACAATTCTGTAGAACGTGGTGCATTTTGGTAAGTCCAGTTAGGTCTTAGCAAAAACGACATCATAAAATCTGCCATCAATTCCTTACTGCTATCACGATACTTTGTGTAGCTAGGGTCTTGCGCACGATTAAATGGTTTCCATGTTTGTGAAAGTTTAATGAGTTCTTTCGTGATAACTTGTTTGTCCACAAGACCACGCTTTATCATTTCCTTTTCCATCATTTTGGCAAAGATAGCTTCTGCTTCAGCTTTAACCTTTGCGTCTGTTGGGTCAGGTGTCTTAGCTCGTCTAGCGTTAATACCATCTACAATCGCTTTGATTTGTGGTGACAACAAGTTTTTCATTGCATCTTTAGCAATTTGTTTTTTCAAAGCACCATCTAGTTTGGCAAATGCATCATAAAAATCAGGGTCTATTTTCTTTCTAAAATCTGTATCCCTAAAAATTGACAGCAGTTCGTCAGGCTCTATCTTTAGTTGTTCACGTATTTGTTTTTCTGTTTTGCCTAGTTTTTGTTTAGCAGATGCTTCTGCTTTCACTTTGAATTCTGCAATTTCTGCTTTAGTAGGTAGCGTACCCCCTTTGCCAGTAGCATCAATCCACTGGTTCATATAGTTTTTAACAACAGCCAAACGCCCTAGAATATTGCCTTTATTCATAGTTTCTTTAGGCAAGTAATCTAACAAATGCCCTATTTCATGGGCTAACGTTTGCGTAAATGCTTTGGGATTTTCTTGTAATGCCCTGTTAACAGCAACTTCTAACTGGCTTCTGTCTATTTTTCCACCAGTTCTGCTTTCTACTGATCTAAAATAACCACGCAATTCTGCTGGCATACGTTTGACCATAGGCGTTTGGTCAATCAATATTTGTGTCAATTGCACTAAATCAAACGTATCAAGACCTTCTCTAAACAGATTTTTCCATGATGCGTTTAAAGTTACGTCAACTGGTGGTGGCTCATCAGGCGCACCCCATGCGTCATCACCATTACCTTTTGATGATCTGTTAAAGTCTTTTGTGTAGAAAAATTTGTCACTGTCTTTCTTAAACTCGTTGTAATAATATTCTGCTTGATCTCTTAGCTTGCCCTCTAGTTTCTTGCCTTTGATTGCAGCAATAACTTTGCCAGCAGCATCAGTAACAATTACACCTTGATCGCTAACCCCAACGTTTGTTTCTTTTGTAATTTTACGATTGAAAGCACCACGTTCAATATACGTCATCAGAACGTTGTATAAATCTTTAGGTACAGCAACAAACCCATCCTGACTACTACGCAACACAACAACGTCTTGTTTTGCGCCACTTGTGCCATTTGCCTTAATAATAAATACAGGGTCTACAAAACCTTCTTTGAACTGCATCTTTCCAAAGACGTTTTCAAAAAATGTTGCTCTATTGGTTTGTTTTTGTGGTTTTAGACCTTTGCTTTTAACAACCTTGTCAAAAATCTTTGCTAGGGTAGGAAAGGCTTTTGTATCAAAATAAAATCTGTCTGTACCTTTTGCCCCACTTGTTTCGCCTACAACTGTCTTTGGCTGGTTCATGTGTTCTGATATAACAGTTTCTTCACTTGGCTTTTTGTTTCGTGAAGGTGGTATTTCTACTTCTACTGTCTTACCATCTTTGTCTTTAAATTGAGTTTTTACCTCAACTTCAGCTACTTCGTTTTTTGCAACCTCAACTTCTTTGCCACCTTTAGTTTTTTCTTTTACCTTTACCTGTGATACTTCAACAATATCAGGCTCAAATGCCTTTTTAGCTTGCTGATCTTTGAAATCAGTACGCTTATTGCTTTCAATAGTTACTTTGCCTTCTTTGTCTATATTGATTTTTGTTGTATTTACAGGCTCATGCATTGTGACTTCTGCTTCACGCATGATAACTTTTTCGCCTGTATTAGCTTTTTCAATGGTTAAAAAGAACTGACCATCTTTAAATTCACGCCCTACAACTTTACCTGTAGCTGTTCCTGATACAGATGTATTTACAACTGTACCTAACTCAAATTTAGGTTCAGGTATAAATTTTGTATCTGTAGCTTTTTCCATTTTAGCTGTTGCTTCATTAGCCATCCGTACAAAGTATTCAGGTTCTCTACCTGCTAACAAATCATTTTTTACTTCAGGCTTTACCTTAGTAAAGGTAACCAAATCTTTAGGATGTACCCCATACTTACGATACATTTCTACTGTCCAACCAAGACCTTTCTGCGCCCTGTTCATACCAAAAATCATAATGGCTGCGTGGGCAAAATCGTGCCTTGTAGGTGTTACGCCATTTAGAAATGACGTAAGGGTAACCATTGTTCCTACTTCTGCTGCATAAGCTGCTGTTGAAGTAGCAGTATCGTAGGCTATTTCTTTACCACCTTTTCTGTAAATTATTTCGCCAGCTTCATTCGTTACTACTTTGCCGTCTTTACCCACTTTTGGAGTTCGTTTAAGTGGATAATCAGGCATAGCCTTTGGTTTCATAATTGCGCCAACACCACGAACTGCTTGTCCTGTACCTGCTGTTACTCCACCAACTGTGGCGTATTTAATACCTGTTTTAATAGTTTCGTATTTGAACAGTTCTTCCAACACTTCTTCAATGCTATACACCTTGCCGTTCATCAACGCTCTTGTGTATATATCTCGCAACATTTCAGGCAAAGCAAATGCACCTGCACCACACAATACTGGTGCTGCAATACTTGCAGTACCACCTGTTGCATAAGATGCACCTGCTGTTAACGTAATACACCCACCTATCATTAATGGGAAATCTAACGCTATCATTGAAGTAGCTTCTAATATGTCACCGCCAAAACCTTGTGTTTGCCATTGAAAGGCCATTTGATATGCTTCAGCAGGTGTTTTTCCTTCTTCAGTAACTAACTGGTGAAAATACGCTACCATGCCAAATACTGATTGTTGCGCACCCTTTTTCCATACAGTGTTAGGGCCAGCACCACCTACAAATCGAACAATCTTTTCGCCACCAAGTTCTAGTACGCCTTTAGTAACCCACCAATCAAGACCATCAGTGCTGATGTTTGCTAGTTCAGGTAGCTGGTATTTATAATCTGCTGTATTAAATAAACCGAATGTTTCTTCGGCACGTTTATTAAAATTAGGTCTTGGAATAGTAAACTCATCAGGCACATCGTATTTACCAGCTTTAATTTCATTGCTGACAGTTTCTATCTGACTTGTAATAATTTCAGCCTGATTGAGTTTGTTTTCTATTTCATTATTG